CTAAAACTCTGTGTCGTATAGTCACATTTACGAGTGTTAGCAATACAATATCTAAAACCAAAAGTTATGGAGAAGAAACAATTAGTACTTAATGCGTTGAAACCGAAAGTGAAGGCATTCGGGTTCGACAAGAAAGAGGTAGAGAGTATCGCAGCAACAATCGCCGATAAACTCGAACTCGACGAAAATGCCTCCGAAGAGGATGTACAAACTGCAATTGAGACGGCTGTCGATGCAGCAGTGCCATTCCTCGCAGTCAGCCAGCAAGCGGTTACACGTATCGTAAACGCCAAAGGCAAACACGACGAGCCAAAGGATGATCCTAATCCGAACGACCCGCCGAAAGATGATCCAAAAGACGACGACATGCCTGCTTACATGAAAGCATTCATGGATGCGCAGAAGGCAAGTATGGACGAACTCAAAGCAGAGTTGTCTGCCATGAAAGCAGAGAAAGCAGCCACAGGTAGAAAGGCTCGCTTGGAAGAGATGTTGAAAGACACCGGTGCGTTCGGGAAAGCAACTCTCCGTCAGTTCGAACGTATGACCTTCTCCGATGACGATGCATTTGATGCATTCGTTGAAGAAGTCAAGGAGGATCTTAAGAACCTTAACCAAGAGCGTGCCGACGCTGGCTTGTCAGCACTCGGCAATCCGCCATCCGCAGGAGGTAAAGGGGAAGAGAAAGAACCCGAAGTATTCACCGATGAGCAGTTAGCAGAGATAGCGGGCACTGCTCAAGACCCTAAGAAGTAATTGTATTATGGGAAAACCTTATGCAACGCTGAATAACGAGACCGAGTTGGTTCATGAAGGAATGGACTCGATCGTTATCCGTCAGTACATCGCCGGTATCAAGAACGGTAAGACGCTCGATGTAACCGGCTTCGCACCAGATGCAATTAAGGCTGGTCATGTCGTTATCCGCGATGTGGTTAATGACATCTACAAGCCGATGCCGTTGAACGAGGCAGGTACTGCTTATGGCAGCCTCCCGGCAAACCACGAGTACGCAGGTGTCGTAGTGGCAACTGTATCCAAAAAGCACCCGATGGTAGGCATCATGTATGCTGGTGAAGTTAACGATGTTGCGTCGCCGTACTCGGTGGACAGCATCAAGTCTGCAATCAAGTCGGCTCTGCCGCAACTCGTGTTCATGCACGATTAATGTAAGGAGGACTGAACTATGCAAAGAACCTTATTTGCTGATTATGTGGCGAAGTTCATGCCCAGACTTCAGACCCTCGTAGAGTTGGTGAATGGTAAGCGTAATGCGAACCGCACCTATCTGCACAAAGAATTGCTGCGTCGTGAGTATGCTCCCGACCAGAAATGGGCAAGCGCAAGTGTAGACTCCAGCCTCGTGGCTGCTGACATGGTTGCCATGGACTCTCCGTTGGCACCCAAGTCCCGTCCGACGCTGACTACCGCAAGTGGTGAGCTGCCGAAGATCGGTACTTACCGTATCATGAAGGAGTCGCAGATTAACACGATCAATCTGATGAAGGCTCAGCAACGTCCGGCACCGGAAATCGCAGCGAAACTGTCGCAAGACCCAATCGACTGCGTTAATGGTATCGACGAGCGTAACGAGATGAACTTCCTGCAAGGCTTGTCCGAAGGTGTGATTCTCGTTCCTTCCGCAGATGACCCGAGTGTAGGTCTGCGTGTTGACTTCAAGTACCTTGCGCAGAACTGCTTCGGTGTAGAGACCGCAGGACAAATCTCCTACGAAGACGTCCGTCGTCCTATCGAGAAGGCAGATCAGGATGGCAATACCATCTCGACTATCTTCATTAGCAAGGCACTGCACACCAAGTTGCGCAATACCCAATGGGCGAAAGAACTCGTTGCGAACTATCGTGGTCAGACCATCGTCAGCGCAGCAACGCTGCCTGTTCCGACGGCTACTGCATTCAACGATGCGTTTGCTGACGACAACAACGGAATTACGTTCCGCGTAATTGACCGCTCTGTTACTCTGGAGAAGAATGGCCAGAAGAAGACCATCAAGCCGTTTAACGAGAACAACATGATCTATGTTGTTGACGGCACGCAGCTTGGTGCTCTTGTTTGGGGTACTCTCGCAGAGGCTGCTGAGGCTGACACCAAGGACACTGCAGCAATCTACTCGATTGTTGACCAGTACAAATTGGTTGCTCGCTACCGCACCACGAACCCGTATCAGGAGCATACGACTGCTCAGGCACTCGTATTGCCGGTTATTGAGAATGTAGATACCATCTACAAACTCGATACCAGCGAGGCAGCTCCTGTGGATGAGGCTAAAGAGGCGAAAGATACTGAAGACGTGAAGATCACCATCAAAGGTAAGACCTACACGAAATCCGCAGTTATCACCGCTCTCAATGCCATTGGTGTGAAAGTAGCAGCTAATGCAGCAGATTCTACTGTAATCAAGGCTTACAACAAGCTCAATGATGAGCAGGAGGCAAAAGTCCTTGAGGCTATTGCTTCTGCAGAAGTCAGCGAGTCTGAGTCCTGATTAGACCAACAGTAGTGTAACCACAAAAGCGTAAGAGGTATGAATAAGACAATCCAGCAAGCACTCATCGATGAAGTGCACTATCCGATCCCATTGGGGTACATAGAGAACCAAATGATTAAGCGCGGACTTGCCGGCAGTGCAGAAGCGACAGCAGAAGTACTGAACTCCGCTGCTTATGTTGGGTGTGTTGCGGATTGTCTTTACTCTCTTATCGAAGCCCCGAACTTCAACGAAGCCGACAAGTCGTTCTCATTGCCTGACAGAAAGGCTATCTTGTCGAAAGTGAACAAGATGTATATATCCATCGGAGAGCCCGAGAAAGCCTTGGAAAGACCGATGGTGTACATAGGAGGATAAGTATGGCGGTATTGCAAACACTTGTGAACGGAGCGCCCTGCTATCTCTGCTATAAGTCCCAAGCAGAAGGTAGTTTCAACGCATCCGGAGACCCGATACCAGGAGAAGAATCTTGGTCTGGAGAAATACCTTGTGATGCCGTACCTGCAGGAAAGTCCAATGAAAGAATTTTCGAAGATGGTGTAAAGCGGGCATATAGTCACACGATATATCTGAAGCCTGATTGTCCTGACTTCCAAGTAGGCCAGACGATCACGCTCAGATATGTGACCGAAGGAAAGACAACCAAGCACAAAGTGTTAGGTTTCCATCGCTACCAATTACAAGCCAAGTTATGGGTGTAAAAGTTAGTGCATCGAAGATGGATATAGAGCAGTACTACGATAAGATACTGCAAATAATCCATGAAGAGATATTGCACACTCTGTCGTACCTTGGAGAGGAAGCGGTAAGCAGGATTCGTGACAGGTCTGGAGAAGACAGTTGGTTCGACCATACCGGCAACCTCCGTTCGTCAATCGGATATGCTGTAGCGGCATATGGAAAGAAGCAGATAGAGTCTGCTTTCGAACAAGTCCGAGAAGGGAGTACCGGTTCAGCCAATGGTCGAAAGTATGTCGACGAACTTGTGCAGAAGTATTCTGACACCTACGCACTCATCGTAGTAGCAGGAATGAATTATGCAGAGCGAGTAGAGGCGTTGGACAACAAAGACGTGTTGGCTTCCACGGAGTTATGGGCTAAGAGCAAGATCGATGATTACATGTCAAGAACACGTGAAGGTATATTAAGACGTATAAGCAAATTGACGTTATGATTAGTACAGACAACGACATAAAGGATTTGGTGTACATGCTGCTCCAGAACTCCCAGTTGAAAGCGGAAGTGACAGGGCAGATAATCAAAGTGTCCCGTAATCCGGCGAGCACTAACGAAGATGTTGTTATATCTGTATTAGCTAACGACAATCCAAGGCAGATACAGTCAGCGTATGTGAATGTCAATATCTATGTCAAGGATGTTGATTTTCAGCAAAGCGGAGAGAAGTACAAGGTAGAGAACACCGCTCGTACCAAGGAGTTATCTCGCATCTTCGCGGACATGTTTGAGAATGCTATCATAGGAGAGTCATACCGGCTCACGCTTGACCGGCAAAGGGTTATAGCTGTAGAAGGTGCTAATGAGCATTGTGTAAATAACAGATTGCTTTATCAATGTGTAAACGAATAGGCAGTCGTATTGTGTAACCTCTAAAAAACTGAGAATATGTCTAAAGTAACAGGTTTATCTTGGGGCGCAGTCAAAGGCTATTATGCCAAAGAAGGCGCAGACGGCCAGTTAGGTGCATGGAATGAGTTACCTCCTATCGTAGAAGGCACTCTTGCTCTCAACACGGAGAAGGGTGACAAGCGCGAGGCACCTATCGAGGGTGGTCAGAACGAGTTCATCGCCTACAAGAAATCGACCTATTCCGCAGAATGGGAGAACCGTGGTGCGAAAGAGGAGGCAGGTCTTCGTCAGAAGCCTTTCGATGATGTAGACGGAGTAGTAGAAGGCGTTTATGCTTTCAAGTTCATTCCGGAGACCCCGGGTGCGTATGGTATCTACATCAAACGTGCCGTTGTTTCTCTGGAAGACACGTTCACCTCTGAGGATGGTCTGAAATGGAAGTACACTGCAGATGTTCTTGCTCCTGCTAACGCAAGTGAGAAGTCCATCGAGCAAGGTGCTTATACCGACCCGACCGCTTCTGAGAGCGAGAGTGAGTAAGCAACGCAAAGAGGTGGGGTGTGTAGAGGCTGAGTAATCAGATAAAGCACACCTCGCTTTTTTATAGCGGGATAGAGCAGTGGTAGCTTG